GAATCCATCTCAACTAAAAGACTTTGTGTTACAATTTCTAATTCTTTAACTTTTGATGCTAAATCAAGAGTAACATTATTTAATCTTTCAACTTGTGTAGTTAAATCACCTATTAATTGATTAGCTTCATTATAAGATGTAAGTAATATTGTTGGTGGTAAATCCGGTGCTTCCACTGGTATTAATTCCACTATATTAGTATCTATTGATTTTATAACTTCAACCTCATTATATTTTGGTTTTGTTAATTTACCAGAAACAATACCATCAGTAGCTACAGATCCACTAAATACATGAACACCAAAATCATTTTTAGTTTTGATTGCCAATGAACCACTAACTAAAAGTTCTGATATTTTATCTTCATTTCGTAAACCTGTCTTTATTAATCTTTTTATCATTTCTAATTCTTTGCTATACTAAATGTTATATTATCATCAAAATATTGAGAGCTACCATTTTGTTCAACCATAAATTCTATTTTATAAACTCTATTAGCTTCCCAATTAGATAAATTAAGCTTTATATAATTACCACTACTATCACAACTTATTTTTGAATATTCTGAAAATGGTATTATAATATCGTTTGATGCATAATCTCTTATTTGATAGTATGTTGTTGTTGGTAAATATTTATCTGTAGTATATTCAAATGATGTAGAGAAAGTTTTTAATGGATATAATTCCCTTGCAAATATTCTTATTTTAGGATTAGTACCCAACTTATATTCTTTTTTTAAATTGTTTATACCAATTTTAATATCTTCAGCTGTTAGTGCAGTTAATGAACCAGTTACAAAAGATTGGTCATTCCAACCAATTCTAATTTTTGGTTGATATATTGTTTTTGTTTCTTTACTAAAAAATTTTATTATACCATAATCTTGAGTATCAATTTCTTTATTAGTTGCATGTCTTAATATAATACCATCATTTGGAATAGAACCACTCATCCAACTCTTTAATAAAGATTTAACATCCATATTAATATCAGCCGTTTGATAATTAAATGCTTGCGATGCTACATTTTGAGTCCACCAAGTACCACCAACTCCATTATTTATACTAGCAGTTGTATATGAATTAAAATTATTTTCCAACCATTCTAATTTAGAATCACCTTCTCTATAATTCCAAGTTACACCCTGAGTAGATATATTATCAAAACGAGTACCAGTACCCATTTCCCAACTACCAGATAATGCATTTGCATATATTGTATATTCTAATGGAATTTCATTTGTTTCGGTTTCTCTTAAAATTAAAGTTGCATCATTAAATCCAATAATACTATCAACAATTGATTTTGATATATATCCTACTTCAAATTTTATTAAAGTATGAGATGTATCTTTTATGTTTCCATAATATATCTTACTTATTTCTAATATTTCATCAAGCCCAGTATTTTGATTGGGTTGTTGAAGATAAAGCGTTGCATCTTTTGATGCTGTTAAAAAATAGTATCCCATTATTTTGCTCTTCCTTTTATGTCCGAATCCGGATATTTGATTTCAAAAATAGATGGGTCTAAAGATGGATATACAATCTTAGCTTTAGTTGCCGCTTCTATATTATATGAATTTGGTGCGTATTTACCTCCACATTTATTTACTATTAATAAACTTGGAACAGATGAAACTCCTTCTATATTTGCAATTAACAATTCAACTTCACTTAAATTTATTGTTTGATTAAATTGCCAATTATCAATATTAAAATAATCTTTTAATTCTGAAATACATTTAGCTAATACTTCACTCTTATTATAATTCTGATAAACTGATATTTCAAAATTAATACCTATGTTTATAATAAAACCATCGTTAATATTAATACCATCTGTTAATAATCTATATTCATTTAAATAAGTCTTTACATTTTCTTTAACACCTCTACTAAGTGGCACTAATCTTCCGAATAAATCGTATCCTAACAAATATAAATTAATTGCAAATGGATTATTTTTTTCATTTTCATTTGAAGTCTTTCCAATTAAATATTTTGTAATATCTTCCTTTACCGATTGTTCAGATGGTTCTTGTGTATCAGGCATATTAACAAATCCCATTACTAAATCAGTAAATTCTTGCAAATTGTTAGGTGATGCTAATATAGATGCTGGTGAGTTATTATCTATTGTACCATCAGCTATAGCGTAAGCTTTTGCAACGGCTCCAAATTTTGCAGGCATAGATAAAACTCTTACCTGATAATCTTTTGCTGTTACTGCTCTATTTTGAGAACCAAAATTTGCTAAAGCGTTTTGTCTAATTTCTTCAACAGTCTCTCCACCTCTACCTCCTGCAGCTGTAATTTCATTATCAATAGCTACAGAGTTTTTTGTTGCATTATAAATTGCTCTTTCTGTATCAGTTAATGCCTGTGTATCTTCTTCAAATTCTATTTTAGTAATTCTAGTCAATTGACCAGTTGCTACGTTTGATTTAACACCACCACCAATTAAATATCTAACAGTCATTGTTGTACTAGCTGGCGATGTTCCGTATGTTTTTGTTTTTAAAAAATTAGTTGGGTCAAATGATTCTTCTAATCTATTAATAGAGTTTGGTAGTCCTAATCCAACATTTTTAAGATTTGGAATTAATTGTTCATCAGATGCGGTTGGGTCACCAGCTCCAAATTGAATTATAGTTCTACTTTCCTCATCTACCTTTGCAACAAATCTTCTAGGAGTTTTTATTGTTTTTAAAATATATGGTACAGTTGTTTTAAATTGATATAAATCCGCATCATTTACTTCTGTATTTGGTACATCCACAAAAACCATTTCTTGTGCTAAATATGGAACTTCATACCATTTATTATTACCACTATCTCTTACATCGTATATTTGAATAACATTAGTTTCATCTAATACTATTTTTTCAAATGGAGAATATGAATCAAATGTAACTACCTTTTCTACTAGCTCACCAGATATTGCTTGTACATATTTTTTAATTAAATAAAAACTTGGTTCTCCTGTTGCAGCATCTCTTTGGTAAACACTAACCTCTCTACCATTTTCATCAGAAAAATCAACAGCATCAGTTGTTCTAAATAATATACCATCTTTTGTTGATGCTGATTGCAATCCTTCTTTAATTCTTAAAAAATATTTTGTATCTGGTAAATTATTTACTCCAGTCCCAATTGATGGAACTAATTGATAAACAGATATTGTTGTAATTGCTGGCGATGATACTTTTGGTTTATATCCTAAATATTGTGATAATGCCAATACACTTTTTATATCTTCCGCATATACCATTAATGATTCTTTTAAAGTATCATCAATATAATAAGATAATGAATCACCTATATAAGATGCCATTTCTATAAACATCATACCAGGAGAAGATTCATTAAAATCGGAATATGTTTTTGGGAAATAGCTTTTTGCAAACTCTACTAGATTATTTCTAAATCCAATAAAATCCTTATCAAGATATTTTATATCCTTTCCTTTATTTTTAAAATTTTTATTTGTTACAGTTATTCCCATTTTTTATTTATTAAGCTGCTATTGTGAAAGATACAGTATTTAATTCAGGTTGATTTAATAATGCAAATGTTACAGACACATTAATTAAATTATTATCTCTGTTATTATTTGTACTTTCTACATCTATTTGTTCTATTGTAACATATGGTAACCATTGTTCTAATGCATTTGTTATAGCATCTTCAATTTTACCAGGCAAAGTATCATCATTAAAATCAAACAATAGTTCTTGTAATCCACTACCAAATGCAGGTTGCATTACTCTTTCACCTTTTTTGGTTAATAGTAAATTTTTTACATTTGATTTTATTTGCTCATTAGTTGTAAAGGTTTGATTGAACGCAGTATTACCGATTTGGATTGGTAATGATATACCTATCGCATAATCTTCATACTTTTTAGTATCTTGTACTAATTTTTGTCCTAATACAATTGCCATTACTTCTTCTTAAATCTTTTTACAAGTTCTGAATAATCTCTATTCAAAGCTTTATCTATTTCAGCTACTCCAGTATTCACACCCAATCCAGTTGGTTGAGGTCCTTTAGCCATTTCACCATAACCCATTTTTTCAGCCAATGCAGTTTTACCTACAATTGAACCCATATCACCTTGTCCAAAATTCATTGTTCTAAACCCACCATCTCCCTGTGGGATACCACCTTTTGTTTCATTAAGAATTTGGTTAATTATTGGATTTTTACTAAATTGTTTTTGTGGTACTATCTTTTCTTCAATTGATTCTACAATTGGTTCATCATCCATCATAGCCTTAGCCATTGATAATCCAGTATTTTTAGATTGTACTGGTTTTTTACCTTCGCTTAATAATCTTTTTACTTCCTTTTGTACGGATTCTTTGATTAACGCAGGTAATTGCTCCTTCAATTCCTCTTTTATAAGGATTTGTATAGCTTTTAATAGTTTATCTGTGTCCATATATTGTTTTGTTATGTTTATAAATATTTCAATTAAGTATTTTTGAGATTTAACCTGAAAAGGTTATATTTCTATTCGTAAATAGAAACGTGCATTGGGTCATTATTACTTAACCATGTCATTCCCTGTGATTTAAATATTGCAGCTACTTGCTGAAATCCTTTATCAAATTCATTAAGGTCTCTAACTTTTGTCTTACCATTGTATATTCCATCTGCTTTAAAATTGTAACCATAAGGATACACAGATGTATTCATATCTATCGCAGTTCCCCAAGCATGGTTTGAGAATCGGGTTCCACAAGTCACATTTCTAACAGCCAACCCGCCGGCACAATTTTCAATATATTTTTGTAAACCATCTCCTTTAATCTTTTCTAATGCCGGCTTTATAATTGCAGCTAGATTTTTGTGTACCATTATTTTAGAACCTCCTTTTTTAGTTGGAAATATAATTTCTGTACAATTCTTTGTAAGATATTCATTATTAACTTTGTACCAATATCTAGTTGGGTTTGAACACTTTGCTCCAGTATTTTCACTTGATTGTACTTCAAATGAACCAGGCGAACCTTTTGCCGGCCAAACTCCGTTTCCGCATTTTTTAAATAAAGCTTCATCACCTTTACCTATTAATTGAGGTTTTGGTTTATCAGGTCCGTTACTACCTCCACTAGTACCAGCTACTCCTGATGTAGTTCCATTACCAAAATTAAGACTACCGCTTTCGCTAAGTGGTGGGTCTTCTCCCAATATTACACCATCATCACCCAATTGATTAACTTCCGCATTATAATCTTTAACTGAATTTAAAGCTTCTTCTTGTGTAATTTGGCTATTGTTTGCCATAGCATCTTCCTCACTTGCAAATTGGGCTTCGTATGCAGCTTGGCTAGCTGGGTATTCTACATTAATATCTCTCTCAATTACAGCGGCTTCTTCAGAATTAAAATCACCAGCTCCTCCAGGTTTTGCTGGGGTAACCATATATCCAGTCCAATTTATTATACCAGGTCCCGGAGTTCCAAGCGGTGGATATAATGATACTGTATTTATAACACCACTTATAGTAGATAGATGTAATGTAGCATAAGATATAAAATCATCTACTACAAGAGCTGCGTTTTTTGTTGGTGGAATTACTGACATATTACAATTTTTTATTCGTAAATAGAAACGTGCATTGGGTCATTATTACTTAACCATGTCATTCCCTGTGATTTAAATATTGCAG